AGGGGCAGGAGATTCAAGCGCCGCCAATCAATACTCTTATGCTACCGCTAAACTCGGAAGCAAACAAAGAGGTAGCGTTCTCGAACAGACCAGGTCAATCGAAAACGACATCGAAGATAGAAAAGCTAAATTAAATAACTTAGTTACTCAGGAAATGAGTAAGATTAAGACTGAAAGAGATAATAACGTTCTTCAAACCGCTCAATGGCTAGCCTCAGCTCAAAACGAATTAAGACAAATGAGGGCCAATGGTGAATTACAAAAAGGTCAATCACTGGCTCAACTCTCACAAAATCTATTAGACCAGGCAAGAGAAAGACTCATAGCCGAAGATACTAGGGCTAAGAATCGTCAAGACGCTCTCTTAACTTGGGCGATGAACAATGCCACGACTATCAATCAACTCAAATCCAACCTCTCTCAAATCGGACAGATGAATGTGACCAATCCGACTTATGAAAAGTTAAGTGGTTCTCCGACCATTGATGCTCAGGGTAATATGACTACTAATTTCTACGGTGGGGCTGGGAGTACAAAAGAAGATAAAAACGCACTTCAAACCTATTTAGGAAATCTTTGGATTAACCAAAAATAATCATGGCGTTAAGTTTAGTTGATAAGGCAAAGCAATACTTTACCTCTAAATCACAGGATAATGAGGGGTGGTTTCGGCAAGGTAAATTCACCCCACTACAACAGATAGGTTCGCAGATAAATTATCAAAAACAAGTCAGTCCTATCAATCGGGCTTTATATACAGGGTTAGAAACCGCTTCAAGACCAGTTGTCAATTCACTAGCTAATATAGGGGCCTTAGGCACGACAGGTCTAGGTTCTTTACAGATGGCTATGAATAGGCCTCAAGCAGCCCAAAAGAGTTTTAATACCGCCCTAAATTTAAGAAACTTTGCTGGTACTCAAGGTTCATTCGACCAGGGCACGGGTTGGAATACGGTTAAGAAAGGTGGAATAGACGCTGTCCAAACCGCTCTAACAGGTAAGGGATTGAAATACGTCAATCCTGCTAATTTGGGGATTTCCGGATTCTTAGGTGGCACGATGTCAAAACTGGGCGGTGGAGACTTTGCTACCGGGGCGGGTAGAGCAATGGGGACAGTCCCCTCAATTATGGGGGCGGTGGGGGTGAGTAATCCCCTATTAGCTAAGATAATGCCAGCCAAGGCCAGTCCTTTAGTTTCACGGGTTACGGGTGGATTATTAAATGTCGGCCAAGGAATAGGTATAAATGCTTCACAGGGTATGCCCAATACCCCTGCTAGTTTAGGATTAGATTTGGTCACTGGATTACTTGGTGGAAAAGGACAGTTTAGTATGGGAACAAACTTTCGTCTGCCTAAAAACACAATGGACGAAGTTATTCGGGCCGAAGATATGTTTCTCCACCCCGAAAGGTATATTGAGAAAACCACAAGTGTCACTAAGAAAAACGCCAATAGTATTAGAAATGTACAAATCAAAAGAATTCAAGAAGAAGCGGCTAAGATAATAGACCAAGTTTCGGGTAAATATCTACCAAACAAAGTCTTGGAACAAACCGCTGGCGATGTAAAAGCCCAAATCAAAGCTCTGGTAGATTTAAGTGCTCAAAACAAGCTAACTAATGTAAATTATTTAACTGATAAAAAATCCCAACCTATAAAGACAGAAATAAAACAACCTACCATAAAGATAAGGGGATTTACTGAATCTGTCCAAGAAGCTCCAAAAGTTACTAAGGGGACAAAAGTTAAGGTCACGGGAGAATATACTGTTAAGCCAACAGATGAACTTATGGGAGAGGCGAAGGCTCTATTGACCGAAGGTGCTTCTATTAAAGATGTAAATAAGGTCCAAAATATAGATGCTAAAATCGCTGCCACCATTCAACAGGCCATTAACCTAGACAAATCCGGAAAACATCGGGAAGCGGCTGCTTTATTTAACAATCTCTCACAGACTGGTACAGAACTAGGTCGAGGTGTACACGCCTTTATCTTACTTAATCAAATGTCTCCCGAAGCCATTTCCCTAAGTGCTGCCGGAAAGATTAAAAAATATAATGAAACCGCTAAGGTTAAGATTCCCGAATTAACAGCCGATCAACAGAAAATGATTAGTGATGATGTTAGGCGGATTCAATCAATCACTGATGAGAGGATAAAAAATATTGAGCTTAACAAGTTACAGGAAAAAATAAGTGATTTCATTCCCTCAAGTTTTGCAGATAAACTGATTACTACTTGGAAAGCTGGACTTCTAACTTCTCCCAGAACTGCGGGTAGAAACATAGTTGGAAATACTATTATGCAGGGAAGTGAAATAGTTTCATCAAAACCCGCTGCCTTAGCTGATTGGATAATGTCTCAAAAAACAGGACAAAGGACAACGGTTGGTTCACTCCAAGGAACACTATCGGGAGGTAAAATAGGTGTAAATAGTGCTGTTGATGTAATGAAGTATGGTTTTGACCCAAATGAAACAATAACCAAGTTTGATATTAAAAGGGTAACCTGGAAAAATAACCCAGTAGAACAAGCATTAAAAAAATATACTGATTTTGTCTTTAATTCTCTATCGGCACAAGATAAACCGTTCTGGAATGCGTCTTATGCGCGTTCTTTATATGACCAAGCGGCGGCTACGGCACTTAATCAAGGACAAAAAGGAAACAAAAAATTTATTCAAGGTCTCGTAGATAACGCAACCGAACAAATGAAAACGATTGCGACTAATGACGCCAACTATGCTACTTTCAAAGACAAGAACATGATTAGTAATATCGCGGCTGGATTTAAAAGAGCGGCTGGTCAAAAAGAATGGTCAAAACTACCCGCTGAAATTGTGGCTCCATTTACGGGAGTACCATCATCTATTGTTGGAAAAACTATTGATTATTCTCCCCTTGGACTTATTAAAGGAATTAAAGATGTCGGAAAAGTAATGACTAAAGATGTGCCGGATTTACAAAGGAAAGCGGCTCAAGAATTAGGTAGAGGAACTATTGGGACTGCCCTTTTTGCCCTAGGCTCTTATTTAATGTCTAAGGGACTAATGACGGGACAACCTAAAGACGACAAAGAACGTAAACAATGGGAACTGGAGGGAAGACAACAAAACAGTATATTAGTAAATGGTAAGTGGCGGTCTATAAATTCCGTTGGTCCACAAACCCTTATTTTACTTGCCGGAGCTAAATTTGACGAGGAAATGAATGATCCAGAGGGTTCAATGGCTAAATATGGACTTACTTTAGTTCAGGACCAATTAGGTCAAACTTTCTTATCAGGCGTACAACAACCATTACAGGCTATTACCGACCCGAATAGATATGGAAAATCATATGTAGGTAATCAAGTGGCGTCATTTATACCAAACATAGTTAAAGATACTTCTAAGGCACTTGATCCATTATCAAGAGAAACTGATACCGGTTCATTTGCAGGAAATATAAAAACATCTGTTCAATCGGGAATTCCAATTTGGCGCAACCAAATGACACCCAGAAGAGATGTTTTAGGAAATAAGATTAAACAAGAACCAACCGGTTTAGGTGCTTATATTGATTTATTTAATTCCAAAACTCCAATTAGTAATAATGTGGTAGATGAACTTTCAAGACTTAATAAAGCGGGTTACAACGCCACTCCAAGCAAATTAAGTTCCACCCAAACAATTAAAGGTGTTAAGGGAAAACTAACCCAACAAGAACTAGATGTATTAGAAACAAAAACCGGTATTGCCGTCACCAAAGGACTAGACAATTTATTCAAAAGCAGTTCTTATCAAAAATTAGATGATGAGGATAAACAAAAGGCGATTGAAGATTTAGTCTCTAAAACTAGAAAACAAGTCAGGGCGACGATAGACCTAACGGTTATGCCTGATTTGGGGTATACAACTTCTGCCGATTCCCCAAAAGGGGTGGGTAAGGTAGCACTTTATGGAACTTCTTTAGTAACTGATCCAAAACAAACTATTAAGGCCATTCTTGATGGTAATCCGATTCGTAAGGTGGACGGTGGGGCCGTAATTTTAGAGCGCAAGAATGCCCTTGGGACACTAGATGCTGGGGATAAAACTACTCAAATAGACCACATAATTCCTCTCTCTCATGGTGGGACAAATGATAAAGAAAATTTACAACAACTTAGTAATGAAGAGCATAAAATAAAAACAGAATTTAACAATTATTGGTTAAAAGAGTTTGAAGCAGGGAGAATCTCCAAAAAGGAATTACAGGAAAAAGATAAAAATTGGAGAAAAGAAGTCGAGAATTTACCAGTAAAGATACAAGAAAAACTTATATCAGAAATAAGTACTGATACTTCCGCCAATGAGTCTAATACTTATCAGATAGTCAATGAAGACACCGGAAGTATTACTACCATTGATTTAAGTAAACCCATCGAAGCGCCCAAACTGACGGGATATGCGGAACTTGATAAAAAATTAAAAAGTTCTTATAAAAGTGCGATAACTACAAGAATAAACAATATAACCAAGTTATATAAAGACGGACAAATAAGTGCAGAAAAAGCCAATCAGTTAATAAATGAACTCAAAGTCAAAAGCGGTTCAACTTCTACCAAATCTAAGGGTGGAAAAATAACTATTGCCAAAACTCCCGAAGCAAAGGTAATTAAATTCAAACTCCCTACCATTAAGCTCCCTCAAAACACTCTAAAATCCAACATTAAGGTTAAAAAACCTTCTATTGCTCAACTCAAAAAGAGACGAACAATTAAGATTAAAGTTTAGTAGTACATTAGCAGTCCCTTGCTTTATCTGCTAATCTATGCTATAATATAGCAAGTTAAAAAGACCATACCCGAAAGGAAATCGGGACAGTCCGCCTATTTAAGGCGGATTTTTTTATGCAAAAATTATGTCAGCAATAACAGAATCAGAAGTAATTGGTTTAATATATTCGCTCTACGAGGGAGACCAAGATACCTGGGCAGCTACCTCAGATGAATATTTAACGGCAAGGAGATACTGTAAGGCCGCCATAATGCGATGGGAATACGAACCAGGTGTTTTGTGGACGGAACTTTATAAACGTCTTTCTAGCGCCGCTGATGGGGATAAAACGACCAATGCCTCAGTCTACTCCTATGACTGTCCGACAGATATGCGACTTCCCCCTCATGGTGATGACCAAGCCCCTGATTATGTCTGGCTGGACAATACTCCCTACATAGTTCTTCCGGTGAGCAAGATTCAGCAAATGAAAAACTCTCAAGATAATTGGTGTTACTTTATGGGAAATCAAAAAGATGGTTTTACCCTTAATTTTAATCCTAATCTAACTATTGCTGCCGGATTGACCATCGAATACGACTACTACAAACAAGCAACCTACTTTACAGCGCCGACTTCGACCACAGAGATGGAAAATCCCATGTATATCGTTCACTACGTCTTATCAAGATTTTATAAGAATGATGGTTTATCAGGGGAATCAACTCAGGAGATGCAGATAGCCGAACAGATGATTAACCAAATGAAGGAAAACGCTTTCGTAGTTATAGATGATGAGCTTAGTAATAACGCTGGCTTTGGACGATGAAAATAAGAGGAACTTCTTCAGGACAGAGGAGGATTCAACAAGAGATTAAAAATTTCTCAGGGGGGGTTAATCGGTTACTGGAAGAGGCGAGGATAGGGTTTAATGAAGCTAAGGAGGCTACCAACTTAATCCAAGTTCAGGACGGCTTATGGAAACCCCGCTGGGGTTCGGCTTATTACGGTGAGGCTCTTCCTGCCGCCTGTGATGGAGCTAAAGAATTTGTTAAATCTGACGGAACTACGGAATTAGTGGCTGTGGCAGGTGGCAAGGCTTACAAAAGTTCAAATGGGGGTGAGTGGACGGAAATTACCGGAGCGACCTTTACTTCAGGATTACAATGTTTTTTCATACAAATTACGGGCTACCTTTATATAACCAACGGAACGGATAATCTTGCTCGATACAACGGTTCAACAATTTCTACTTACAATTCAATCAATACTCCGACAGGACTTGCGGGAACAAGAACCGGACTTTCAGATGGAACTGTTTCTGAATATGCCGAAGTCACCGCCATCAATGATATTGGCGAAACTGTTGGTTCAACCGAGGCAATATGTACTGTCAATAAAGTTAGAGACCAATGGACAACGGGAGAAAAAATAACCTGGACCTGGAATGCGGTGACTGGAGCTTCGTCTTATCAACTCTATGTTTCTGAGACATCAGGACATGAAACTCTGCTTGCTTCCTCATCAACTAATTCCTATATCGATGACGGAACGGTGAGTATTAACCCTTATGTCGAACCACCCTTATCGAATACGACTGCGGCTCCAAAGTTCAAATCAATGGAAATATCAGGTAATAGAATTTGGGGAACCAATGACCCGAATAGTCCTTATACGGTCTATTTTTCAGGCACAGGACAGGATATGGGGAAGTTTTCTGATTTCTTTGGTGGGGGTTGGGTAAACCTTGAAAGGGGGGGACGTGAAACTCCAAGAGCGGTTAAACACTATCAGTCGGGTACGGGAGACGGCAGGGCAACAATCTTATGTTCTACCCCCGAAGGTAAGGGCGCAGTCTGGCAGATTTCGATTGCCTCGTCAACGGTGGGAGATTATTCTTTTTCTGTTCCTTCGGCCGTTAAGGTTGTGGGTTCTTCGGGGACAGATTCTCAACTCTCAGTCGTGGCAGACAACAATAACATCTGGTTTTTTAATCGAAGAGGCTTCTTTACCTTAGGACCGGAAAAGAACTACTACGGTTTACTCAGAACTAATGAATTATCAAGTCGGATTCGGCCTTATGTTAGGGGCTTCGTGGGCTCTAAAATAGATACGGTTTGTGGATATTTCTATGACGCTAAAATTTTCTTCTCAGTTCCCACTTCTTCTAGTGGAAATAATCGAATAATTTATTATGACACCGAAAGAATGAACTGGGTAGTCGATTGGTCGATAGGGGCTAAACAATTTCTTGAATACACCGATACTTCAGGAAACACCCACTTTTTATATGTCCCCTTATCAGGGAATAAGTTAATTGAACTATCCGAGGACATTCAGGGTGATTTAGGGGTGGCTTTCAATACTACTTATATTTCAGGTCGCTGGCCTTTATCAAAACTTTGGAAAGACTTTATTAAATTGAAAAAAGTTTATATCAAACTTGGCAATCCGAGGGGTTCAATCAATTTCGAGGTTGCCGGTTCAACTAAATCGGGGGGTTTCACTTCAATCGGTTCTTCTACTATCACCCCTCAATACTCAATGACGGGTATGGGATACGACTTAATGGGAAGTGTTTTAATGGGCGACTCTTCCGGATTTCCAACAACCTTTTCAGATTCTGCTGATCCCCGCTACATCAAGATAAACAAAAAACTTCGTGATATTCAAATCCGTCTAACAACTAACTCTTTAGACGCTGATTACACTCTTCAATCATTCATTTTTGACGGTTTACAACTTAATACCAACCCTCCGTCGAGTTGGAAAATCTAAAAATATGGCTTCCATAAATGACAAACTGAGAAAGTATAAAAGCCTTTTCTCTACCACTCTCTCCACCGGAATAGGGACTGGTACGTCTGACACAATCACTCCGGCCACAGTTACTGGTTTACCAACCGATACCGCTATTACTCTAACAATAGACAGGGTTGACTCTGCCGGAACAGCCACCCCATCTAAATTAGAAAGAATTAAAGGTATTATCTCAGGTGGTAATCTAATTGATTATGTAAGAGGAGTAGACGGTACGACTGAACAGGCTCATTCTGCCGGTGCGGTAGTAGAAATGGTTTGGAATGCCGCTGATTGGAACGATATGGCAGATTGGGGATTAGTTCAACATGGTCAAAACGGTGTCCATTCTTCTGCTTTAGTTACGTCCTTAAAGGCGACAGCCTCAGACGTCAATACAGGAACCTCAGATACCACCATAGTTACTCCAAAAGCAATAGCAGATAGTAAACTTGCTGATTTTATTAGAGGTGATGGCTGGATAAGTGCTAATGAAACTTGGACTTATGCTAGTGCGACCACAATTACAGTTCCAAGTGGAGCAGCGAGTAAATATGCTAAAGGAGATAAAATTAAATTAACTCAATCTGGTACTGTAAAATATTTTTACATTATTAGTGTAGCTGATACAGTTTTAACAATTACAGGCGGAAGTGATTATACATTAGTTAGTGCTACTATAAGTGCAAATTATTATTCTCACGCTGGTAGTCCGATTGGATTTCCGTCTTATTTTTCTTACACTCCAGTTTGTAGCTCAAGCGACGGTACTGCTCCAACTTTTTCATCTCGTAATGGAGAATTCTCAATAAATGGAAGTAAATGTTCATATTTTTTTAGACTAGATAATAGTTCTGGGGGAACTGGTACAGGAGATTATGATACTTTAGTTAGTATCCCAGTTGCTCCATCAATATCATCCACATCCACTAGAGGTTTTGCACAGATAGCTGTTGGGGGCAAAAATACAAATCTTGGTGTTTGGGTTCTATCAACTCTGTCTTTTAGACTAAGTATCTTCTTTTCATTACAAAATAGTTACTTTGATGACGCAACACATTGGTTACAAGGTTTCGCTGAATATATGATATAACTATGAAATCTGAAATCTCCATCGCTCTACTCAAAAAAGACATAACCTACATGAAACAAGGGATAGATGATATTAAAGGTTCATTAAACTGTATGGTTAAAAATGACAATGATTATAAAGACATGAAAGACAAAGTTGATACTTTGTGGGATATCAAAAACAAACTAATTGGTTATATGCTAGGTGCTGGAATCTCAGGGGGAGTTATTGGTTCACTTCTCAAAGGAATTGCTACCGACGTGATAGCAATGTTGAAATGAGACTTGTAGGATATATTCAAACTCATTTTGGAGAAATCATCTTTGCCTGTATTACAATTACCATTTTAGCCACTTTATATCTAAATGACTAAAAAGGAATTAGAGCAAAAAACAGATTCATTTGTTAGTACATATCTTGGTCAATCAAAGGGTTACCCCGATGACAGTCAGTATTGGGGACAGTGTCTTTCAATCGTCAAACTTTACATTAAAGAAGTCTTTGGTATCTCTCCCCCACCCAGTGGTACGAATTCTGCTTATGGTTACTGGTCAAACTTCCCCTCTCCTTTAGATACAGTCTTTGAAAGAGTTTTAAACACTATTGATGTAATCCCCGAATATGGTTGGATTGCAGTTTGGAAACCTTGGAGTGGGAACACATCAGGCCACATAGCCATCGTAGATAGGGGTTGTACCCAAACCGTATTAAAGAACTTGGCTCAAAACTGGTCATCAAAAAACTTTCAAGAAGAGTCTCAAAATTACACTAACGTTATCGGTTTTCTCAAACCCATTCTTACTCCCGAAGTTACCTTTCCAACTATCACAGAAGATGAACAACGGGCTTTAGTTATTCTTAAACAGTTTAAGGACCGCACCGAGGGTATTAAAGATGGAAATTACGAAGGTGCGTCCAGAGCTTGTGTAGAGGCCTACAAAGACTTAATAAGTTTGCAGATAGTACATGAGGGATTAAAGAAAATCGCTAACGAGGAGGCTCAGGAGATACTTGATTTAAAGAATGAGAAGCAGATATTAGCCGATAAACTAGACGAAGAACAAAAACAGGTTCAGACTTGGCAGAGTCAGTATATGACTGCTAACGAATCTTTGGAAAGTATGCAGGAGCAATTAGAATTAATGACTAAAGATAAAAATGATTACCAGCGGTGGTATCAGGACGCTAAAAAGGAATTGAAGGAACTTGATAATATGACCCCGATTCAACATATTCGCTATGGCCTGAAGTTATTAGTTAAAAAACTAAAATCAAATGATAGAAAATCTTAACCCCGCAGGGATAATTTCTATTTTCCCTCTTATATTCATTGGGATAAATGAACTCCTAAAAAAAGTTGGTTTGCAAGAAAAATGGTGTCCGATTATAAACGTTATTCTCGGATTCATCGCTCTTCCGGTTTTCATTGAAATCGGTCTCAATCTCTACTATTCAATCATGGGTTGTTTAATTCTAGGTCTATCAGCCGGAGGCTTCTATGACCTTGGAAACAAAACCATACTGAATAAATAACCAGAGGTGCTTTAGACGGGCCCCCTCTGGTAACTATATTCTATCAAACGATAGATAAAGCCCTGTATTCAACATAAAGTTGAAAGAAAAATTAGTCATAAACGGAAAGGGTGATGAAATATTAATTCTTCCCCAAGAGGGGACAAGGTTTACTAATAAAAAAATTCCTCTAATAGATGAAGAGAGGATGTTACACCATTTAGCTGATGCTCAAGAAATTTATGAACAGCAAGAAGTCGGTCAAAGGGAGGCTTCAGTTGAATTACATCCTGCTCATCCTGATTTGCCTGTATATGTTTGGCTTAATACTGACGACCATTTGGGATCTATTCACACTGACTACAAGGCCTTTTTAAGAGACTATACCCGCTGTCGAGAGTTACCTAATTTTTACGTCATTAACAACGGCGATGAAGTTGATCACTTTATGGTCAATACTAAAGCCGCAACAGGAGTTTATGAAAACCCTTTAAACCCTCAAGAGCAAGGATTTTTATTTAAAAAGTTATTTAAACAGTTAGACGACCAAAAGAAAATAATCGCTTTCTCATTCGGAAATCACAATCAATGGCTACGTGGGGCAGGGTATAAATTTGAAAATACTTGGTTGAGAGACTTTCAAGCTCCAGTTTTAAACTGTGGAGGAGAAGTCAAGATTAAAGTCGGTAAACAAGAGTATAAAATGGGGATTTCCCACATGCATTGGGGGACGTCAAAGATAAACATCACTAACGGGGGTAAGAGAATGTTACACAACGAACACCCTGACGCTGATATTATCTTCCTTGGTCATACTCATCAAAAGAGTGTCGAACACCTGAACTCGGGGGGGAAGGATAGATTGATAGTCGTCGGGGGAACTTATAAGACTAACGATGAATTTAGTCCTGAACACGGTATGGGTGGAAGTGGAAGTGAAGGTGGAGTTACCTTAGCTCTATTTCCTGATAAAAGAAGAATGATTGCCTATTACACCATGGAGGAGGCAGTAGAGGCATTTGAGACTCAGTTAGAAGTTAAAAACCTCCATGCCCGAAAGAAAAATTGAAGGACTAATCACACGCATTGACGGCCAAAAAGCCTTTGGTGAGTTCTTTATCCGTTCTATTTCAGATTTAAGTCAAATTATCCCCGATATGGAAAGGAGACAAAGTGGAACGTAGAATTTGTAATTTATGTCAGGAACACGTTGAAAATTTGAAACTCTTTCAAGAGGGTAAAAGCCCTGAGGAGATACGAAGAATAGTCGCTGATGAGTTTTACACCGAGGTTAGCGGTAAGCCCTGTTTTGAACACTTAATTTGTTTACCAATGGTAAGACTATGGGGCCCGAAAATATCTTAATTGGAAAGTCTAAAGAAGTCCCTCGGTGTTCATTTGTAGTGGTGAGAATAAAAGGTGGTCCTAAAAACGGAGTTGAATATCAAGCCGATGAAATGCAGGAACTTTATGTCGCTGACGGCTCAGAGGCCTCACTTTTGTTTGGTTGGGGAATTGCTTGTAATTCTATAAAAACTCGCAAAACTATGATGATTTTCAATCCCGACGAAACTGTTACTTTTCCTGATGTAGGCCATGAGGAGTGAGTCTGAAAACTTTTACGGTTCAATGCCACTGTTGTTAAAGGTAGAGTTTCACGCTTTTAGTAAAGAAATCAAAAAACAAGTCAGAGAAGAACAAGATGGAATATGTGCCATGTGTGGGGGTATGGGTAGATTAGAATGTCACCATATCGTCCCCCAAAATGCCTTGAAAGGAATAGGAATAACGGGGAGAGATAATAGAGCCAATGCGGTGGGACTGTGTAATGGGAAAACGGGAAAGGGAATAGGTAGCAAGGACGACTGCCATGAGGTTGCGGATAGTAAAGCCATAACTGAACGTCAATTTTTCTATAACGGTAGATTTGTTAAGTTAGACGAACTCCCTAGTGATTTATATACACAAGGTGCTTATAATAGAATGCCTAAAAGAAGACGAAGGCGATATCAACACAAATAATTATTATCTCTCATATATTCTTTTCTCTTTTTTATTGCCTCTTCCTTTGATTTAAAAAGTCCAATATGTTTTTGTTTGTTATTTACAACAACATAAGCCCTCCAATACATCCAAAAAGCTCTGGTTCCGTCTTTTCTAATTCTACCGTTATTTTTAGTTTTATTAACTCCAACATATCCAGAAGTATTATTTTTTCTAACTTTACAATTGAGTGCGTTTATACTTTGGGTAACCAACCTTAAATTCTCTTTTCTATTATCAAGTTTATTTTTATTTATATGGTCAACAACAAGTTTTTTATTTTTAGATTTTCTTATATCTTCAGCCATAATTTCTCTATGCATGGAAAGATGTTTCTGCTTATCTTTGTAAAAAGTTTTTAACCTTCTGAAAGCATATCCACTTTTAGAGTAATACCAACTAAACTGCTTAAGGTATTTGTAATTATCATCATCAACGATTGCCTTCATCCCTTTACTTATATTTATAAACTTCATAGTTATATTGTATCATGTATATCATTACATTACTATCACGACAGACTCGCCATAGACCAAAACTTATTCTTACACCCCGACGGAAGGCTCGTAACACGCTCTGAGATGCCCCAGGAATGCTTTAAACGTCAAGACTATAATAGAATGCCACAAGCCAGAAGAAATAAGAGAAGAAGTCATAGGCGACATTAGCAATCAAAATTGTTTACTGCTAATTTACTGCTAGTCAAGGGATAGATTCGTGCTATAATAAGTTATGTTGACAGAAGCAGAAAAAAGAGCCAAGAAAAGGTATCGAGACAGTCATCCCGAAAAGATTAAAGAATACCGGAAGTGGTATTACCTTCACGTGACCAAGCCTAAACGTCTCGCTTTACGACATCATTAATCAATTTTTCTGAAGTGTCTTATATCTCATAAGTTTTTGTTAGTGTAGAGATTTGTTTTTCGATTTTTGTCATTCACCTAGCTAAAAGTATATCGAAACCAGTCAAATGAGGCAAATCAAAATTTGAACCTAATTTGTCGCTTGACAACGCTTGTAAAAGGAGTAAAATTAACCTACAATCAACAGTTAAGTTGACGATAAAAATTATGTCCAGAACGCCTAAAATAATTCATCAAAGAGACTGGCACATTTCATTTGCCGATTATTTAAACCGAACTCATTATTTCTTCCTTATTCCTCGCTCACTCCGAAGTATCAAAGCGCCTATTAAACACCTTATTAGTTTAACGGAGGTAGCTAATGGCTAAGGTCATTATCTTACATTTTATGAATACAACCAATCCAAAAGTCCAAAAATGGGATGGTCTAAATGGAGTCTGGGATGACTTTAATAAAAAGTTTGTTGCCCCCGGAACTCTTGACTGGTCTTGGACTGAGAAATTACTAAAGGAGGGCAAATGACTATTGACCAATATTTTTTAATGTTTTGGAGAAAATATATCACCGGAACTTATGGCAAGAGATATAGAAGTCTTAAATCTGGCAGATATGTCTGTGCTACTGGGGCGACCAGGGCTTATCCAATTTATTCCAAAGTTAATTCAAAAGTTAAATATTACACCGACTTCCATAAGGAGGAAAAATGACCAAAGAACAATTACTAAAACATTATGAAAAGATAAGTGTTTTGGGAGAACTTAAAGAAAGTTTTATTTCCGCAATTAGCCAAGCCTATGATATTGGATTTGAGGAAGGTAATCAAAACGGATTAAAAGTCGCTTCTCAGATTACAGAAATGGTTACTAATTCATTTAAAAAATGATCTGTCCAAACTGTAATACAGAAATGAAAGAGGTTGAGGTTGTTATAAAAACAACTTCACCTGAAGAAGATGATGTTTTCAAAAGAGTTTCAATGTGCCCTAAATGTGAGCATTTTGAACCAATTATTAATTCAAACGAATATGAAAATTAATATAGTCAGAAAAGAAATTGACGATAGTCATTATTATTTTGTAAATGATGAGTTCTATCCTGGTGTTACTTCAATTATCGATGAAGCCGCTCCAACAGCCTTCGGCTTAAGACAATTCTTTTTAAATAACACTCCTGAAAGCGCCGACGAAATATCAAAAACCTCTTTAGCCCTTGGATCTAAAATGCACGATGCTTATGAAAAACTCTTGAATGGGGTCGAATTAAACCTTGCTAATGATTATCAAACAACCAAGGAGAAGAAACATATATTAAGTTTTGCTCAATGGTTTGAAGACTTTAAACCCATTAAAATCCAAACAGAACAAGTAGTAGCTTCCGTCAAATATAAATATGCCGGAACCCTAGATTGTCTCTGTGAAAAAGATGGTGAAGTCTGGTTAATTGATTTTAAGACCTCAGCTGGAATCTATTGGAATTATGAAATTCAAGTTGCTGCCTATAAACAGGCCGTGCTAGAGACTCTCGGAATTGAAGTTAATAGAATGGCAATACTTCGGACTGGAACTAAACATAAGTCTGGTTACGAGTTTAAAGAAATAATTAGAGATTTTAGTGAATTTGAGACTGTTTACAAAACTTATCTCTCTATGCATAACGGCAAAATTCCTGAACCTCCAATGATAGATGTTTACCCCGACATTATAAGTTTAAATATTAAAAAATAATCGTATGCATAAAATAGATTATAAGACATATACTAAGCCCTCCGATTTTGTTAGATTTTTAGAAGGAGAAACAAGGCTGGTAATAGTTTCCGGTGGCGGAATGGTTAAAAAGCACGGTATGAAAACCGCTAAGGGTTATGTACCGCTTGGAGACTGTACCGAAACCCCCGATTGTAAATTCTGTTTACAAGGGAACGAACCAAAACTCAAGTGGATTTGGATTGCCTTTTTACCCAAAGAAAGACAAGTAAAGGTTTTAGATGTTGGACCAATGATAGGTGATGCTATCTGTAAGGAGGCCCGAGAAAAAGGAATCGATCCCAATGGATATGAAGTAATTATCAATCGAACAGGGACAGGTAGAAACACTCAATATGTCACAAATTTGGGAGCAAAGGTGACCCCCACTCCAGCTGATTTAGCTTTCATTGAACCTTCTAAAAAGTTTCTCATTAAAAAATACTTTGAAAAACAAACATAAAACTCCCTCACCTTTAAACGGTGAGGAGACTGCTTGGTAGCCCTGTCCCGCCAAAGCACCGCTACTAAGCTCTCCTGACCGCTTAAAAATTCATCACATGCTTGGAGGAGCCTAGATGAAAACTAAAAATGCGCTTGAAGTAAGATTCAAGGAAAAAAAGTTACAGCACTATATCGACATACTTGGTTTAAAAAGAGTAAGAGACATTGCTAATTCTATTTTTGAGGAAAGAGAAACTTTTACCGGTAGTTTATTTGGGGATATTTTAGAGATTTGTGAGTACGAGACTGAAGAAGTAGAGGTTAAAGATTTCTTTGAAGGCAACTAATGAAAACTAGAATCTTTTGGACTAAAACTTGGAAAGACGATTGGTTTCAATCTCTCTCCGACCAAGGACAAAAGTTATTTTTATACCTCATTACCAATGACCTCATTGGTTTCTCTGGTTGTTATCAGATCAGCGACTATTCGTTAAAAAGTGAAGCTCGAATAAAAGACACAGATAAAACTAAAAAAGAACTCTATCCTAAGGTTAAATTTTATAAGGATTGGGTCTATATTGTAAACTCTGAACGCTACAATTCTTTTAGAGGAAGCACTGAAATTGCTAAGGAAAGAGAGTTAAAACTGATTCCAGAGAATGTAAAAGAGTCCTTATTTAAGGGAGAAGGAGAGGGGGGGTTACCCCATAGTCCACCCTTAGGTACCCCCCATACTAACACTAATACTAATACTAATAATAATATTAATAATAATATTAATAAATATAGAAATATAAGTGATATTAAGGAAGATGAAATAAAAGCAGTTGCAGAAAAATACAAAGTTACTACCAAATACGTTGAAAGGGTTTTAGACAGACTGGCTAACGATATTGAAATTAAAGGAAAAGACAAATACGCCAACAAACTAGCCGCACTGAGAAATTGGGTAAGTAAACAGATCGAGTGGGATGAAAAAGATAATAAAAAGCCATCTTTAAAAGACCTTGAACCTAACCAAATCCTAGACATTCGTAACAATCCTGAAAAATTACTTTTTTACCAAAGGAGAGGCTATGACATTAGCAGAATGCGAACACGTTAAAGATTTATTCGGTTACAAACTTTGGTCAGTAATGAAGTGGGCTGAAGCCAAAGGGAAAGGCGATGTCTTTAAAGCCTGTTACGAAAGAGCCAAAGAACTCAATCACCGAGACTATGGGGATTGGAATGAAGCCAAGTCTCAGTTTATGACCATGAACTTTCCTACGGTTAGAAAAGACGATAAATACTTCTACCAAACCACTAGAGTTTTAGGTTACCTTGTTAGTTTTTCTCAAGAGATGGACGATGAAATGACCATCAAATCTAAGTCAATGGCTATCTACAACCAAAAGACCAACGACTGTATCTATCGAATGTTAGTGGCTAATAAGGAGGTTCTTTTTCAATGAGCAAAGCAGGTTACACGTTATTGCCAAGGCTCTTGGGCCTTGGAGAGAAGGGAGAGGGAGCATTTATACACATTGTTCTGCCCATCCCTCTTCTCCGAGTCTCAAGACTCACCACTCGAAAAGATGGGGGAAGTTGCCTGCCGTTCTCGCCAGCGACACCCCAACCTCCCTCTTCTTCTCGGGTGGGGTTATTAATTTAAAAATCTATGACAAGACTACAAAGAATAAAAAAGGCTAGAAATCACAAACTCAACACTTATCTCGGTGCTATTGTGCTTGCATTCCTAGCCATCTGTATTTTAGTCGCTACGCTTAAAGGATGGAATACCCAAAAACTAATATCTCCACCGGAAATCAAACCCGTCCCCCCAGTGGAAATTAAAGTCCAAGAGATTCAAGCGGTGGAAGAGGATTATTTTATTCAAGTTGATAGGTGGGTTTCTAAATACGTTGACGAGTTCTTTTCCACTAAAAGTCAACGGAGTGAAATGAGAATGATTATGCACTGCCTTTTGAATCGTGAGAGTAAACACAATGGAGACACCGGAAGAGGAGACGGCGGTTTAGCCATCGGGATTCTCCAATTTCATCAAGAGACTTGGAACGGATATAGAAAATTAATGATTAAAGAGGGGTTGACTGAAACTATCGGTTCTCCCCTTAATAACGATCAGGCTATTAGAACTACGGTGTGGGCCATCAAGAATAAGAGAGCTACCGCTTGGGGTCCAATCGCCAGATGGAATCAAGGACGTTATACAGAGGCAACTTGTCCAATGCCTAGTTTTTATAAATAACATGAGAGACAGACTATACAAACTCCCCCAAAAATGTATCGTCGAAGACTGTATCAGAGAAGCAGATGGCCCTAAGGGAATGTGCCAAACCTGCTATCGAAAATACAGGTCAGAAATTAATTTTTTACACCCTAAAATCCATGACCTACCAAGAGCATATTAGACAAATCTTAGGTCAATTTAGCCAAATCGCTTCACAGAAATATATGGCTGGTGTTCGGGAACACGGTGGTCATTTATGGGAAAAGAAAGGACTGATAGATATGGCTATCGAGGAGGCCGTGGATCAGGTTATTTATTTACTCACTCTGAAAAAACAAATCGAAGATTCAGGTGTGGAACTAGGCATAAAGGAGGAAGAATGACATATTTTGAGAGAAGAGGTAATAAATACAATTCTCGTAGGACTGCTTATCATGGCACTTCCTACATGAGCAAGAAAGAGGCTGAAAAGGCATGGGAACTCGACCAACTAAAAAACAATGGAGACATTAAAGACTGGTCAAAGCAGTTTAAATTATCTCTTGATGTCAATGGAGTCCATATCGCCAACTATTACCTCGACTTTATGATTGAGGAAAATGACGGCACTTTTACTTATTTAGAAATTAAAAGTCCAATCACCATGACACCTGTTTGGAAAATGAAGTGGGCCTTATCACAAGCCCTTTATACCGATCCAAACATTAAGTGGGTGGTGGAAAAATAAATATTATCAAAGCAAATTATGAACCATGTAACCACAAACGAATATATGCTCGAAGGCTTACAAGAGCGAATAGACAGATTAGCTTTCAAACTCTGGTCCAAGAAATACGAAAGAGAACAAACAGAAAGAAATTATAAAATTTTCATTCAAAAATATGAGAAAAAAAACTGATTTAGCCAATGAGTTTCTTAATCTTCAATTACAAATGCTAGCTATTATCGAAGAATTGAAATCAGATGAAATGTTAAAACACGCTATGGCTATCTCAGATATATTTTTTGAAAAAATAGACAATGAAACTAAACGAAGTCAATAAAAAATACCAAGACGAAGCGATCCTCGATAAGGCCGGTAACGTTCTTTGCCCCATCTGTAAAGTAGAAAAAGCATGGGTATCTTGGGGAAGGATAGAACCCTGTCAGAAGTGTGAAAAAGTAGATTTGATTAAAGGTTTAACTATGCATTAGCAGTACGTTAGCAATACATATACATAACTGCTAAACGGTGTTATATTACCCTCAGAAAAATGAAAGCGCAACAATCACGCAACAATCACGCAAACATGAAGAAGACTAAAAAAATCACCAACGTTCACGATTATTCGAAGGCAGTAGATAAAATAATCGCTACTGGTAAGCCTATGGTAGAGCAATTTATGGAATTGATGGGACTAATGGATGTTACTTTTATTGATACTAAACTGGGAGCAAGAAATAATCTAGTTACCAGTTCAAAGAAACACGACAAATCTGTCCAGGATAAGCAACCAGAAAAGCATAGAAATGTAGACTTATCTGAAATGAATCGCCTCAAAATGAGAGAGAAATCGTATCAAAATGAGGTGTTTGAAATTGGGGGACAGATAGATAGGTTTTTCTTAAGTGGTGATGATATTACTTTGTTTAGTATTAGAAGGTTTATCAGAAAACTATTCCTAGACATCCTAAAACACAATAAAGACCCTATGACAGGTCTCTATGACTATGATGGGATAGCACAAGAAGTTATAAATTTAGTTAAAAAATGAAAAGAGTAGTAAACAAAGACAATCTAAAAAAATTTATTGACTTAATTAACGGGAAACCAAATAAACCATTCAAACCAAATAGTGAGTATGCTAAAAAACTTACGAAAAAACAGACCAAGGAGATGATATATGTCATTAAAAATACACCTTCCCCCAATAAACCAAACAATAAGTGGGAGAAAGAGTTTGATAAAAACTTTCCACAATTATCAGTTCTTACAGGGAAAATTGGGTCAGGTAGAGAGGTATTATATGATTTCAAACCTTTTGTTAAAGACTTTATCTCTAAAACCCTCCAACAACAGAGAGAAGAAGTGATAGAGGAGATATGGAATTTAGTAGATAAATTATCTATGCCAGTTGGAAGAAGGGAATTAGAACAACTTTTACAATCATTAAAGGAGAATAAATAAATGACAGAGAAACAAGAATTTAAAAAACTGTTTAGGTCTATTTTTACTCACACTAATTCACCAGTAATGAAAGCGGTATTTAATGGTTTATGGTCTTACTTTCAATCTAAACAACAGAGAGAAGATTACGAATTTACTAGAAAAGAAATTATTGAGTGGTTACATGAACAAAATTGGAAATGTCAGGAATTAGAAAAATTATTAATTCAACCTAAAAAATGAAACTAAAAAACTTTATGTACAGAGGTGTACATGGTTGGTGTCCTGAAGACACTTGGGACCTAGATACATATTTAGCCAAGGTCATATCCGAGTCCATTAAGTATCTAGAAAAGCATACTATCAGTCATCCAGATGGAATGACTTTTAAACAGTGGAAAAAGATACTTAAGACCATCTCTGAAGGGATAGACGCTCCCTATCGTCTTGACGAAAGTGTCAATAACATGGGGAACTTCAACAAACAAGCTAAGATTGCTTATGGAAAACAAAAGGAAGCTCTAAAGTTATTTGTTACTTATTTCAACACTCTATGGGACTAAAACCTGCCAAGAAAGACGACAAGCCGAGTATAAAAGAATTAGAGATAGCCTTTGGAGGTGATTTGGACCTTGTATTATTTTTTTTGACATGGATAAAGAATGGTAAAAACGCTAGTAAGGCATATTTAGAATTACACCCTGACGTTGATCCTCATAGTGCCAGAGTTTTAGGTTCAAGACAGTTAGCAAAAGTTAGCATTCAATCTATTTTAGAAGTCTATGGAGTTGGCTTAGATGAGTATGTCAATCAGTTAAGAGAAGGCCATCAAGCAACTAAGTGGAATGACTTTACTGGAGACAGAGAACCCGACCATAAAACCAGAGAGAGCTATAACAAAAGACTTGGAATGTTATTAGGAGTTGAAAGACCCGATTCTCAAGTCAATGTTCAAGTTAATGTTTCACCAATACTAGGTGAGTTGAAAGCTGAATGAAAAAATATCAGATTATTTATGCTGATCCACCTTGGAAATATCAAGATACACAGAAAAGTGGTGGTACAGCATATTTTGGTGCTTCTGTTCGTTATCCAGTTATGAATAATAAAGATATTTGTAATTTACCAATAAATGAATTAACTGATAAAAATTGTGTATTATTTATATGGGCAACTTCTCCATTATTACCAGAAGCATTAGAAGTTATAAAATCTTGGGGTTTCAAATATAAAACTATTGCTTTTTGTTGGAATAAACAAAGTAAAAATGGTAAATGGATTTCTAATATGGGTAGATGGACTATGGGTAATGTAGAAATTTGCTTACTTGGGGTAAAAGGAAAACCACAAAGAATTATAAAAAATATAAAACAATTAGTTATAGCAGAAAGAAAAAGACATAGTGAAAAACCAGAAGAAGTTAGAAATAGAATAGTAGAACTTATGGGTAATTTACCTAGAATAGAACTATTTGCTAGACAAAAAACTGATGGTTGGGATGTCTGGGGTAATGAAGTTATTAGTGATATTGATTTAGTTTCAAAATTATGAAATACGTTAAAACAACTGCTACTGATAAAATCTTTGCTCTAAGAAAGCGTATTCGAGGTGTAGCTGGTGGTACTTCAGCTAGCAAGACTATCTCAATTCTATTGTGGTGTATTCAATATGCTCAAACACACAAAAATGAGTTATTGTCGGTAGTTAGCGAGTCTTTCCCTCACCTTCGCCGAGGAGCAATAAGGGACTTCCTTAACATTATGGAGGGGCATGGGTACTTTAAAGACTCTCAGTGGTCAAAGACTGATTATGTTTATCTTTTTGAAACAGGGAGTCGAATCGAGTTCTTCTCAGCAGATCAGCCCGGGAAGGTAAGGGGACCAAGAAGAGATGTGTTGTTTATTAATGAAGCTAATAATATATCCTATGAAACCTACACTCAGTTGGAAGTTCGTACTAAGAAAATTATATGGCTAGATCACAACCCAGTTCAAGAATATTGGTTCTACACAGAAGTTAAAGATAAAGATAACGTAGATTTTCTTATTCTTACCTACAAAGATAACGAAGCTCTTGATCCAAACATCGTTCAGGCCATAGAATCTCGCAAGGGTAATAAAAACTGGTGGAGGGTATACGGTGAGGGCTTACTAGGTGAGGTAGAAGGCAAGATTTATAAAGATTGGCAGATTATTGATGATGTCCCCCATGAAGCACGCTTAGAACGCTATGGACTCGATTTTGGGTATTCTAATGACCCTACCGCTATCGTAGGCATCTACAAGTACAACGGAGGGTTTATCTTAGATGAAATCACTTATCAAAAAGGATTAAGTAACAAACAAATCGCTGATGTTTTAAACAATCAAGACAAGGCTTTGGTGATAGCTGATAGTGCCGAACCAAAGTCGATAGACGAGATAACAAGTTATGGTGTGATGATTCAACCTGCCTTAAAAGGTCAGGGGTCGCTCTCTAAGGGGATAGCTTATGTCCAAGACCAAAGAATGAGTATGACTAAACGCAGTCTTAATCTAATCAAGGAATACAGAAACTACTTATGGCAGACAGACAAAGAGGGAAAGATAATCAATGTCCCTGATGTAGGCTTTGATCATGCTATGGATGCTGTCCGTTACGGGATTAACTCACTGGTAGTTGATGATGATATTGACGACTTCCCCACAGAACAGTTATTTAATGACAAAGGACTTTATTGATTAAACTTAATGTAAATTTAATGGAAACTAAACCTCAAAACAACTGGGCCCATCTTAAAATAGCAGAAGAAATGCTTAAAGTTCCTAATGGGGTGTTTTACTTTGAAATAAGAGTCAGTAATAAAATAATCTGTGATGTTGTTTTTAGAGATTTTGAAGATTATGCTAAGCCCCAAAAAACTTGAATTCCATGCCATAGTTGAAAGAAAAGCCCAAGAGCTAGAGTATGGCTCGGCTAATTTTACTTTAACCATGAAAGATGGCGAACCGGTTATCAAAACACTTCAGATAGTTAAGGTTAAACGCTATAAGAACACAGATAAACCTTAGCTATAAACTAGCAGTCTATTGCTTATTCTGCTAAATTATGTTATAATATAGCAGTTGACCACCAAATGGTGTTAGTTTTTAGAGTTTTTACCGTATAGAAAGCGGTGTGAACCCCCGTAACAGGGGGTATTTTTATGGACACAATATCAAACACAATCAAACAAAGGAGACAAGCAGCTGATGATTCACTCGTCAATAAGAGGGAAATGTGGAAAGAACACGAGAATTTGTTTTTAGGTAATTTAGAAGACCAAATCAGTGAAACGACCAAATCTAAAGTCTTTGATCACAAGATTTCCACCTATATCATCGAGTCTGAGGCTCGGGTAATGGCACAAGTTCCTGTTGGGAAAGTGAAAGCAATTTCTAAGAATGATATGGGAGCCTCAGCTCTGATGAACCTTATCCTGGATAAATACGTTGTCCCTAATGCCAACGCTCAACTCCCTTTTCTTGTCAAACTTCGAATGTTACACCGAATGAGCAAAATCTACGGTAACGCTTTCTACATGGTGGATTGGGATGTTAAAAAAAATGGTTATGTTGGTCCGGATATGTGGCTTATCTCCCCTTGGGACATCTTCCCCCAGGTAGGGGCAACCTCAATCGAAGATTCGGAATACATCATTGTCCGGTCATGGAAACCCCTCTCTTTCTTCGAGAAACTGCGCAAAGCTGATGGTTACAAGAATGTCGATAAAGTTATTACAAAACTTAAAGAAAGCACCGGTGATAAACAAGACCGTGATTCAGATTCTAAAACTCAACGTGAAGAGGATATGGAAGCCGGTGTTAGTGGCACTAAGGGTGATGGCTTTTATGAAGTCTTATCCATGTATGAACGTGATAGGTGGGTAGATGTAGTTCCGGCAGCAGATTATGAAGTTATCCGTGATAGTGAGAATAAAGGAATTGAAGGGGAGCTGCCAGTAGGTAACAAATGGGCCATTCCCTTATTTGAAGACTTTATGGGTATGGGTGACGTGGAAAGGGGTAAGTCAATGCAATATGTGATGAATTCAGCCTGGAATCTGGCTTTAGATTCAGCTAAAATGTCTATCTTCCCCCCGGTTATCTTTAACAAAGACATTATCATTCCTTCATCGATTAAACGGGTGGCCGGAGCGAATTGGATTGCCAGGGGTAATCCGGCTCTAGCGGCTCAAGCCATTCAGTTAAGTCCTCAAGGGATTCAAACTTTTCAAAGTATCTATCAGAGTGCCAATGCGGCCCTCTTAAATCAATTTGGAACCACCGATACCACCGTCTCCTCAACTATCGATAGCTCATTTGGAAAGACTCCCCAAGCCCTTAAACAACAGGCTGCCAGAGAAAACTCACGAGATGCTTGGGATAAGTTCTATGTCGAGATTGCCGTCAATCAGATTATGAAAAAGATGGTCAATCTTATCTCTCAAAAACAAAGCTCGGCAATTAGTGTCCGTCTCTTTGGAGAAGAGATGAAACAAATCCTCAAGAAATTCCCTGAAATGCAAAGTCAGTATGACGAGAAGACAGGGAATCTAAAGATTAACAAAGGTCAAACCGGTTCTATTCTTTACGACTATGAAATGGTCTCTGGTTCTTCCTTTGCTGTCGATAAACAAAATCAACAGGACAACGTCTTAGCTCTTCTAAACCTTTTAATTCAGAATGCCCAACCCTCACCCCAAGGCGGAGTAACTTCCCCTATGATTGAACTCTTAAAGATGGAAGGGACAAACATTAAGTTCACCAAACTCTTAACCCAACTTGTGTCTGAAAACGTCAATAATTGGGATGAGATTATCGAGAGCCAAGATGCCGAAAAAAGCCCTGCCGAAGAAGACGATTTAGCTATGCAAGAACATCAGCAACAATTTATGGATTTAGTGGCTCAAATGGACGAGGGAGTCAATCAAATACCGGCTCAACCCGGACAACCCCCCATGCCACAAGGAGGAATAGATGCCAGCAATCAAGCCGGACTTCCACAGTATTAAGGGAGTTTGGGAACAACAAAAAAACGCGGAATTGGAGAAGAAGGGGATAGACCCCCAGGACGCTGCTTTTCACACGTTATCGCAAATGGAGGTATGGACTAATCTTAAAAATTACATCCAAAGCCTAAAAGAAGGACTCGATGCCCAATTAACTGTCGCTGTCGACTCCGGATTAAGTCGGGAAGATATTGGCGATAGAACCATTATGGTTACTTTAGCCAAGGGTCTTCTAAATTCGATTATCAATAAGGTGGAGGACTCCTCGGAAGTAGTCGAGGAGATAAAGGATGACAAATGAGAATCCAGACAATTTATATCAAACCAAGCAAGACACTACTGGAAAAGATGAAGTATATAGTGAATCACATCTGCATCCTGAAGAAAACAGTGAAGGCGAAGTCCTGAACTTTAACAATCCGTCCTTTTCCTTTGTCCCCAAGGGTTATCACGAGTGGCGACAAAGAGGTCCTTATGCAATTTGCCAATCTTGTGAACTAGAACACGCTATCTACATTGGTATGGACAAGTTACTAATTGGAATTGACAAAAAAGGTCAACCGATTCTAAAGAAAAAAAATTAAAAAAAGATTTAAAAAAGGTTTAGACGAGTGGCAGGTTCCTCCTACCTGCCATTCATCCAAGTCTTTTTACCTGATCCGTAGAGAGCTTGAGTCTCGGTGAACTATACCACTGTTTATCAGTTCAATATGCAATG